TGAGATCGACTCTGCACAGAAAAACCCAGTGGAGTTGTTTCGGCACAACCCGCGCCAGTTCGAGGGTTTCAGTCTCGTCGCCGAATGGAGCGACCATGGCTACTACTGGTTGAAACGGCGGTAACCCCACCCCCCTCTGATGTACCCGATGCCCCGCCCAGTGCGGGGCATCGTCATTCTGGGCATCGATAACCGCAATCTGCGGATTTCCCGCCGGGAAACCCGCCGGATAGCCCGGAAGTGCGCTTCAGTATTCGTGTCGCCGATTAACTTTTGAAAGGACAAAACGGTGACACATCCAACCATTCCCGCGCCCGAGGCGAAATCCGAACGGCGCTTTTTAAGCGAGCTTGAACTCGCCAACCGGTGGGGCCTTTCGCCCAAGACACTCCAGAGATGGCGCGGACTTGGCAGGGGGCCTCTATTCGCAAAGTTCTCCAAAAAAGTCGGGTATCCGATTGATGGCCAGGGCGGCATCCTGGACTGGGAACAACGCATCCTGTACCGCTCGACGTCCGAGCGGGCATTCGCGTGAGGGGGTGGCCATGAGCGATCTCATGATTTCCCCCTCCGACCTGCCCGATCTGTCCGTCAGCCAGATTGCTGGCCTGCCGCATCAGCACCTGCAGGAACTCGACATCTCGCTCAACGAGCTGATGACCTGGGTCAAGCAGGCACGCGAGCGGGTCAATACCGCACTGGAGCAGCGCTACGGCGAGCAAGGACGCGCAGCCCTGGTGGATTCCGGCCGTGACTTCGGCGTGTCGCATCTCTCCGACGGTCCGTTGCGCGTCACCTACGAGTTGCCCAAGCGCGTCTCGTGGGACCAGAAGCGGCTCGCGGAAATCGCCGAACGCATCGTCGCCGCCGGCGAGCGTGTCCAGGACTACATGGACGTCGACCTCTCGGTTTCGGAAACACGATTCAACAACTGGCCACCGGCGCTCAAAGAGCAATTTGCCGCCGCCCGCACCGTCAAACCCGGCAAGGCGTCCTTTCGCCTCGCATTCGTTCAGGAGCCTTCCGAATGACTACCAACCCCATGTTTGAAAAACTCCGTCGCCACCTCGGCGCATATCGCGGTGAAGACCTTCCGGTAGAGATCTGCTACTACGACCGCTACCGCAATCTGGTCGTGAAGCCCTTGCTCGACGCGTCGCTCGACGAGATCGCCTTTGCGGTACAGACGCTGAACGAGGACAGCATGGCGATCAGTTGCCGGCGCAGTGCTCTGGAGTATCTCTACTCGTTTTCCCGCAAGCGCGGCGCGGTCGGCGCTGACCAGATCGGCCAGATCGCCGAGGAGGTGACGAAATGAATCAGATCGTTGCTTTCGATTTTGAGTCAAATGATGTCCGTGTCGTCATGGGCGAGGACGGTGATCCGTGGTTCGTTGCCGCAGACGTCTGCGCAGCGATGACCCTCAGCACCGAGCAGACGCGCCGCTTGGATGACGACGAAAAGGGTCTGCGTACTGTGCAGACCCCTGGCGGCCAGCAGGAAATGGTCACCATCAATGAGTCCGGTCTCTACAGCCTGATCCTCACCAGTCGCAAGGCCGAGGCGAAACGGTTCAAGCGATGGGTGACCCGCGAGGTGCTGCCATCCATCCGCAAGACCGGCTCCTATGCCGCCCCGGGTTCCGTCGCTGCGCTGCCCGCACCTACCCAGGATCGCGTCACCGCCATCCTGCTGATTGGCGAGGCGGTGGCCAAGGTGCCGGGCGTCAAGCATGGCATCGCGATGGCGGCGACGCTGACCTGCATCCACGAAAACACGGGCATCGCAGTCGAAACCATGCGCCGTGCGCTGCCGGCATGCAACGAACCCCTCGCTGCGGTAAATCCTACCAAGCTCGGCGAGCAGATCGGCCTGTCGGCGCGAACCGTCAATCTCCGACTGGCTGCCTTGGGTTTCCAGGAGCGCAACGACCGGGACGAGTGGGAATTGACCGATGCCGGTCGTGCGTGGGGTGATGCCCTGCCGTACTCCCGCAACGGGCATTCTGGTTACCAAATTCTCTGGCGTCCGGAGTTGACCGAACTGCTGAAGGAGGCCGCGTAATGGCACTGCCCATCATCTCGGCCGCAGAGCGGCTCAAGGAACGGCATAGCGCCAAGGTCGGTCTGGTGGGCTTCCCCGGCGTGGGGAAGACCACCCAGCTAAAAACCCTGCCGCCCGAAAAAACCCTGTTCGTCGATCTCGAGGCTGGCGATCTGTCGGTCAAGGACTGGCCCGGCGACACCGTGCGCCCCCGTACCTGGAACGAGTTTCGGGATCTGGTGGTGTTCCTCGCCGGGCCGCTGCCCACCGCCACACCGGAGCAGCCCTTTTCCGATGCGCACTACCGGCATGTCTGCGACAAGTACGGTGACCCGGCACAGTTGGCGAAATACGAGTTCTATTTCGTCGATTCGCTGACCGTGCTGTCGCGCCTGTGCTTCGCGTGGTGCAAGGCGCAGCCGCAGGCGTACTCGGAGAAGAACGGCAAACCGGATACCCGTGGAGCCTATGGACTGCTCGGCCAGGAAATGATCACGGCACTCACCCACTTGCAGCACGTCCGGGACAAGCACGTCATCTACGTCGCGATCCTCGAGGAAAAAACCGACGACTACAACCGGCGCTTCTACCAGTTGCAACTGGAAGGCAGCAAGACCGCGCTGGAGTTGCCGGGCGTCCTCGACGAAGTGGTGACGCTGGCCATCCTCAAAGCTGACGACGGCAGTCCCTACCGGGGCTTCGTCACCCGCGCAGACAACCCCTACGGCTATCCGAGCAAGGACAGAAGTGGCCGCCTCGAAGCCGTCGAGGAGCCGCACCTCGGCAAGCTCATTCAGAAATGCCTCGGCGACTTGCCGCGGGCCTGATAACCCAATTCAAGGAGTACGAAATGAACCAGAACAATTGGCAGGACTTTAACGACGCCGAGGCCCAGCAGGGTGGATTCGACCTGATCCCGAAGGGCGCACTTGTCCGCGTGCGCATAACTATCAAGCCCGGTGGTCACGACGATCCGGCACAAGGCTGGACGGGCGGCTACGCCACAGAGAGTTTTGATACTGGCAGCGTGTACCTGGCCTGCGAATTCGTGGTGCTGGAAGGGCCATTCGCCAAACGCAAGATGTGGTCGAACATCGGGCTCCAGTCCCGCAAAGGCCCGACGTGGGGGCAGATGGGTCGCAGCATGATCCGGGCGATCCTCAACAGCGCCCGCAACATCCACCCGCAGGACAACGGGCCACAAGCTGCTGCCGCCCGGCGCATTCAGGGCTTCAACGAACTCGATGGCATTGAATTCCTGGCGCGGGTCGACGTGGAGAAAGACGCCAAAGGCGAAGACCGCAATGTCGTGAAGCTGGCGGTCGAACCTGATCACAAGGACTACACCGCGTTGATGGGCACGTCTCCTCGTGCTCCCTCTGGCGTTGCGCCGTTGGCTCCGGTCACGTCTAGCGCACCCGCACCACAACGCCCGGCGACGACCGGCAAGCCGTCCTGGGCGCAATGAGCGGGAGGGTGAATGAAATGCTGGGTATGCAAACGACAGGCCCGGGGGTTTGGCCATCTGGATGGCCGCTTCAAGATCGCCAACCCCCGGCGCTATCCCCTCGACTGGGTGTTCTGCAGCCGTCGCTGCCAGGACGCATTCCACAAACTTTACGGCAACTGGGTCGATGCCAAGCAGTACGGCAAGGAGGTCGCAATGATCGATCCATCTGAGATGGAGATTGCATCCATGCGGCAATGCCTCAGGGCATTCGGCGAGGCTGCCGGCGAAATCGGCTTCGAGAAGCCCCTCGGGACTTACTCGGAGAAGGAGGCGCTGCGCGTCATCGATGCCATCGTCACCTGCTACACGGACGCGATGGTCGGTGCACACGAGGCAAGCAAGTTTCCGCCGATGCGAGGTATGAAGGAAACGGTCAGCGATCCGTTCGCCGATCTCGAAGACGACCTGCCGTGGGAGACGAAGCCATGATGGATTTCAACTCCACATCAAGCATCGCGGGGCAACTGACCGCGCTCATTGATGCCGGCATGCAACGGGCAAGGGCTCGACAGGAAGTGCGTCGCTACCTTGGCGCATCGCGGCTGGGGGTTTCTTGTGAGCGCGCGTTGCAATATGAGTTCGCGCAAGCGCCGGTTGACTACGGACGCGAAACGCAGGGTCGGATACTGCGCATCTTCGAGCGAGGACACGTCAACGAGCAGTGCATGGTCGCGTGGTTGCGCGGTGCGGGATTCGATCTACTTACCCACAAGGCCAATGGCGAGCAGTTCGGATTCTCGGTGGCCGATGGTCGGCTCCAAGGGCACATCGACGGCGTATTCGTTGGTGGCCCCGAGGGTTTTGCCTACCCATGCCTGTGGGAAAACAAATGCCTCGGCTCAAAATCGTGGCGCGACCTGGAGAAGAATCGGCTCGCCGTCTCGAAGCCGGTATATGCCGCACAACTGGCGCTCTACCAAGCCTATCTCGAAATGCACGAGCACCCTGCGATCTTCACGGCAGTCAATGCCGACACGATGGATATCTACGCCGAGCTCGTGCCCTTTGATGCAGCGCTGGCCCAACGCATGTCAGATCGGGCGGCCAAAGTTATCACTGCCACCGAGGCTGGCGAATTGCTGCCGCGCTCGTTTGCCGAGCAGACGCACTTTGAGTGCCGGATGTGCGTTTGGCAAGACCGCTGCTGGAGGACTCCACAATGACACATCCCCTTCCCCAACCGCCTGTCGTGGAGCCGATGGTGGACAGCAGGCACGCTTCTCGCGCCCTGAATCTTCCGCTCTACTACTTCACCAAACCCAAGAGCCGCGAAGCCAAGAAGATTCCGTTCTACCGGATCGGGCGAACCATCCGGTTCCGGATGTCCGAGTTGGATACGTGGTCGGCCCAGCACCACAGGCAGCATGAAGCAGAGGGGGCTGAATGATTGACTACAACGATACCCCCGATCCGGTCGAGCGCAACCTGGATGCCGAACGTGAGGAGATTCGCACTGCGCTCATCGCGAATCTGGAGTCCGTACTCTTCACCTTGTTTCCTGCTGGCAAGAAGCGCAAGGGCAAGTTTTACACCGGCGACATCTTGGGGAGCCCCGGCGATAGCCTCGAAATCGTCCTCGATGGCGAGAAGGCTGGACTCTGGACGGATCGCGCCGACGATACCGGCGGCGACATTTTCACCCTGATCGGCACTCACTTCGGTGCAGACACGCATCACGACTTTCCGAGGGTGCTGACGCACTGCGCTGATGTGCTTGGGCGTGCGCCATCGGCACCGATCTGGAAGGGCAAGCGTCAGGTTCTGACCGACGATCTCGGGCCAGCGACCGCCAAGTGGGACTACCACGATGCGGAAGGCAAACTGATCGCCGTGGTCTATCGTTACGACCCGCCCGGTGGCAAGAAGGAGTTCCGGCCGTGGGACGCGAAGCGCCGCAAGATGGCCCCGCCCGAGCCGCGCCCACTCTACAACCAGCCGGCCATGCGGGATGCCGACACCGTGGTGCTGGTTGAAGGCGAAAAGTGTGCGCAGGCACTGATCGATGCAGGAATCTGCGCTACGACGGCGATGCATGGCGCGAACGCACCGGTCGAGAAAACCGACTGGTCGCCGCTGGCCGGCAAGACCGTGCTGATCTGGCCCGACCGCGACAAGCCGGGCTGGGGCTACGCGATGACCGCAGCCGATGCCTTGTTGGTGGCGAGTGCCATCTCGTGCGTGGTGCTGTTGCCGCCGGATGACAAACCTGCAGGATGGGATGTCGCGGACGCGCTGGCCGAAGGATTTGATGTCACCGACTTCATCGCCAACGGGCCACGCATCAGCGTCAAGCCATCTCAAGGTGCCGATCTTCCCGCCCAAACCGAGCATGCCGTATGGGCGACCGATGATGCCTTGGCGCTGGCCTTCACCGGGCGCTATGCCGATGACTGGCGCTATTGCGCGCAGTGGGGCAAGTGGCTGGTGTGGACGGGCAACCGCTGGCAGGCCGATGACACCTTGCTGGTGTCCCATCTCATTCGCCAGGTGTGCCGGGATGCATCGGTCAAGGCCGATTCACATCGACTGGCCGCCAAGCTCGCCGCCAGCAGCACGGTTGGCGGCGTCGAACGACTCACTCGCAGTGACCGCCGACACGCGTCCACCTCCGCTGAGTGGGATGCTGACCCTTGGCTGATCAACACCGCTGGCGGTGTCATGGATCTTCAGACCGGGCGGATGCGGTCGCATGAGCGATCAGACCGGATGACCAAGATCGCCACCGCGACACCGCGAGGGGTGTGTCCTCTGTGGCGAGCCTTCCTGATCGACGTGACGGGTGGGGATGCTGATCTTGCTGCCTATCTGCAACGAGTCGTCGGCTACTGCCTCACCGGCATCACCAGTGAGCACGCCCTGTTCTTCCTGTACGGCACGGGCGCAAACGGCAAGTCGGTATTCGTGAACGTGATCACCACGATCTTGGGTGACTACGCGGCGAACGCGCCGATGGACACGTTTATGGAAACCCGTACCGATCGCCACCCCACCGATCTGGCGGGGCTGCGCGGCGCACGCTTTGTGTCCAGCATAGAAACCGAGCAGGGACGGCGCTGGAACGAGTCGAAGGTCAAGGCCATCACGGGTGGCGACAAGGTCTCGGCACGTTTCATGCGCCAGGACTTCTTCGAATACGTGCCGCAGTTCAAGCTGGTGATCGCCGGTAATCACAAGCCGTCCATCCGCAACGTGGATGAGGCGATGAAGCGAAGGCTCCACCTTATCCCTTTCACGGTGACCATCCCGCCCGAAAAGCGTGACGGGAAGCTGACCGAGAAGCTGCTGAAGGAACGCGACGGCATTCTCGCGTGGGCGGCAGAGGGATGCGGTTTGTGGCGGCAGGTTGGCTTGAGGCCGCCCAAGGTCGTGGTCGACGCGACCGACGAGTATTTCGACGAAGAGGACGCCATCGGCGAATTCATCGACGAGGAATGCCAGCGTCACTCTCAGGCCCGCGTATCCGTGGCGGACACATTTCAGCGCTGGCAGGAATGGGCCAATCGACGCGGGGAATACATCGGCACCAGTCGCTGGCTCATGCAGCAGCTATGCAATCGAGGATTCGAGCGCACGCGCCTGCATGGCGGGGTGAAGGGCATCGCGGGCCTGTCCCTCAAGCCCAAAGACTATGGCGAGCGCCTCCCATACCGGGATGACTGATGGCGACGGGTGACCGAAAGTGACCGTTCTATCGATAACTCCCTTTACGTGCGTACACGCGCACGCGTAAGGAGATAACGATTAGGAGGTCACCTTCGGTCACCACAGAAAATATTCAAGGAGATACGTGACATGACCGAAACAATTCTGGCCCTCGATCTGGGCACACACACCGGGTGGGCTCTGCACCACATGGACGGCACCATCACCAGCGGCACCGAGCACTTCAAGCCACAACGATTCGAAGGCGGCGGCATGCGCTTCCTGCGGTTCAAGCGATGGCTCAACGAACTGCTTTCTGCCAGCGACCACATCAATGCGGTGTTCTTCGAGGAAGTGCGGCGGCACGCGGGCGTCGATGCAGCTCACGCCTACGGCGGCTTCATGGGCCATCTGACCGCATGGTGCGAGCACCACAACATCCCGTACCAGGGCGTGCCGGTCGGCACGATCAAGAAGCACGCGACCGGCAAAGGCAATGCCAGCAAGGACGAAATGATAGCGGCAGTCGTCACGCGAGGCTTTGCCCCTGCCGACGACAACGAAGCCGATGCCCTGGCGCTATTGCACTGGGCTATCGAGACGCAGGAGGTGTGACGTGAAGATCCCGGCAAACACCTACCGCTGCCCCTTGGGTCGCCTGCAACCGCAGACCGCAGACATCGAGACCATCAAGCAGACCGGCTGGCGCGACCAGCACATCCTTGTGGTGTCCGAGCAGGACGATCGGCTGGATTTCGTCGAGCGCGAGTTCGTGCGGCGCATCGGAGAACGCCTGTACGGAGGGAATCGTCATGGCTGAGTGGACGATGGATGCTGTGGCAGCACGATTTTCTGATGCGGCAGAGACGGGACGGCGACTGCCTCGCGTCAGGGTGCAGGGCTACTTCAACGTTTGGCCCGTCTTTGCTCGCGAGGTATGGGAGTCGTATCCCGACGAGGAACCCGTGTATCGGGTCCAACCACCCAACCCGCAGGCGATCGACCGAATGATGGAAACGATGCGGTGGGTGCAATGGCTCGAGGTGGAGCAGCGTCACCTTGTCTGGATGCGTGCCAAGCAATACGAGTGGAAATTCATCTGTCGTCGCTTCGGTTGCGAGCGAACAACGGCGTGGAGACGGTGGCAACGGGCATTGCAGATCGTTGCTGAACGACTCAACAAGCAGGCTCATCGCCCGGTAGTGTTTTGACGTGAATTGGCGGGAATGAGTGTGCAAGAGCTGCAATCAACGGCAATCAGCGGTTTTTGGCCATGCAACATCTACCCCGCATTTTAGGTAGTATGACAGCTATGATCTGGCGAGCGGTGTGGGTGTGAAGCTACACCGCTCTCAGTCAGGAAATTCGACGGGTCCTTCCTGTGCAATAACCCATGCGGGGGGCGCGAGCGCGGCATTTCGCTAGCGTCAAACTGCAAACCGAGGTTTGCAGGGTTTGCAGGTTTGCACCCCAGTCCTACCGGCCCGCCACTACGCGGGCCTTTTAGTTTCTACCGCAGCAGCGACCCTCGCGGCCCGTGACGGGGCTTTCCTCCTTTCACCCGTCCGGGCCGCACCTTTTTTGGAAACCCGAACTGAACATGCTCAACGTCGAGTACCGCAAGGTCGAGACGCTGATCCCCTACGCCCGGAATCCGAGGACGCACACAGACGAGCAGGTGGCGAAAATCGCCGCCAGCATCGTCGAGTACGGCTGGACGAATCCGATCCTGGTGGACGGCGAAAACGGCATCATCGCCGGCCACGGTCGGCTGGCGGCCGCGCGCAAATTGGAGCTGACCGAAGTGCCGGTCATCGAACTGGCTCACCTGTCGCCCACCCAGAAGCGCGCCTACGTGATTTCCGACAACCGCCTGGCTCTCGACGCCGGATGGGACGACGCGATGCTGGCGCTGGAACTGGCCGAGCTTTCCGAGGCCGGATACGACCTCGCGCTCACCGGCTTCGACGATGCCGAGATTGAGGAACTGCTCGCCACAGATGTCGCGGTTGGTGACGAAGCCGGCGACGAGCAGGATAGCGAGGAGCCCGATGCGGCAGACGATGTCCCGGACGCTCCGGCGACGCCCGTCTCGCGGCCCGGCGATGTCTGGCAGCTGGGCGCGCATCGTGTCATCTGCGGTGACGCAGCCGAAGCCGAGGTGGTCGCGGCCCTGATGGCTGGCGAGCAGGCGGCGCTCTGCTTTACCTCACCGCCCTACGGCAACCAGCGCGACTACACGAATACCATCATCGACTGGGATGCACTCATGCGCGGCGTCTTCGCCCAGCTGCCGATGGCCGCCAACGGCCAAGTGCTGGTCAATCTCGGGTTGATCCACCGCGAGCAGGAGGTCATCCCGTACTGGGATGGCTGGCTCGATTGGATGCGCAGCCAGGGCTGGCGGCGTTTCGCCTGGTACGTCTGGGATCAGGGGCCGGGACTGCCCGGCGACTGGAACGGTCGGCTCGCGCCGGCCTTCGAATTCGTCTTTCACTTCAACCGGAAGGACAGCGAGGCGCGTCGTCCCAACAAGATCGTGCCCTGCATCTACGCTGGGCGCGACACCCATCTGCGCGGCGACGGCACCAGCGCCGGCGGCATGCGCAACAAGGATGGCAGCAAAACGGCGTGGAACCACGTCGGCACCGTCACCCAGGACTTCCGCATCCCCGACTCGGTGATTCGCATCATGCGGCACAAGGGCAAGATCGGTCAGGACATCGATCACCCGGCCGTGTTCCCGGTGGCGCTGCCCCAATTCGTGCTGGAGTCCTACACCGACGAGGGCGAGATCGTGTTCGAGCCGTTCTGTGGCTCGGGCACGACCATCCTCGCCGCCCAGCGTACCGGACGAGTGACCCGGGCAACGGAGATCGCCCCCGAGTACGTCGACGTGACGGTCAAGCGCTTCCAGCAGAACTTCCCCGACTTGCCGGTGACCCTGGTGGCCACCGGGCAGAACTTCGATGAGGTCGCCACCGAACGATTGGGAGCGCAGGCATGAGCATCTCCTGGCTCGCCGACAAGATCGAGCAGTGGCCGACCGCGAGGCTCGTGCCTTATGCCCGCAACGCACGCACCCACACCGATTCGCAAGTGGCGCAGATCGCGGCCTCGATTGCGG